CAGCTATTTCTTTTTTACGCTGAGCAGGAGTTAGTTTTTTATGAACAGGTACTCCTACAGCTTTTTGCCATACTTTAGGACGTACCAGGTCATATCCTATTTCCATAGAAGAAGCTACAGCTTCAGCAATACCAACAGCTCTACCTAATTTAAAGTTAGTTGTTGCAGTTACTTTAGATAAAGCTGCCAGATGTTCAACTGTAACTTTCTTTATAAGGTATGTTTTCCTTATTCTATTTAAACACTGAAAATACTCATGTAAAGGAAGATCTTTTAAATCATAAGCTATTACTCTATTTTCCGTTGGAAAAAATCCAGCAATAGCTCCTTTAGCACCAGGATCTATACCTATATAAATAGGAGGCTGTTGAATTGTCATTTATGGATTACCCCCATAAAGGGGCTTGAGAAGTGTCTGCTTCAGAAGAAGGAGATCCCTGTTTAGCTAATTTTTCACGTAATGCTTTATTGGCTTTACTTTCTTTATTACGTGTTTTGCCTTTCCATTTTTCTGTCCATTTAGTAATGAATTCTGGAGTAGCAAGACCATTAGTAGCTTCATCCATAGTAAATCCAGAAGTAGGATTAAAGACTGCCATTACATCATTTTCTTCTTTAGTTTTTCCTACAAGCTCATATTTATTGGTTGTTTTGTTTTCTTGGGTCTGATCGACAATTTGTTTAATAACTGCCATTTTTACAGGCTTACCAATAAGATCCATAAATACAGGTACTTCTGTAGGTACTTCTTTTTGAACTTCTCTATTCCATAATTTAATCATTTTATTGGAAGTATCAAGCTCACCAATATGTTTACCAGTAGCAAATACAGCAAGAGAATCTGCATTAATAAAACCTGGTAAGTAGTGTTTCTTACCATTTTTATCAGTGTAATAATTTAAGTTACCTTTCTGTTTTCCTGATACCATCCAGAATTGAAATTTATGAATAGTTTTATCAGGTGCACGTAAATGTAAGTTAAGAGCTTGACTGTCCGCTTTGGTAACAAATAAGAATGCAATATCAATGACGAAATCATAGACATTACTTTCTAAAAGTGAGAAACCTCCACCACCAAGTTGAGGAGCATCCATTTCAATATCGTTGTGCATAGCCAGTTTATTTGTCATAATTTTTACCTTTGTTTTTTAATTAATAAGTGTATGTGTATTTGATAATTTTTTATAAAATGTAGTATATAGGCTAACTCCTTATTTATAATGTTCATGTAAACGATTCAATACTAATTGAACATCGTTATCAATAAATGTTTCCTCTGTACTCCATAAATCAAGAGGCCCACGAATACGTTCATTAATAGTATCCTTGGTAAGCTGTGTTTGAAATACATATTTATATCCTAGTATTTCTTCTTTAGGAGTAATAGTTAATAAATCATTTTGATAATTAGCTAATTCAGTAATTGATTTAATTTTAGTACTAATAACATTAGTGAAGAATGATTCAATACCTCGATCCATTAATTGCCCTTTAACCTTTACTCTGGTTTCTGCAATTAATTCAGATTCATTATAGGTATTTGCAGTATGTGCAGTAATGATAATATTCTTATCAGAGGTAGTAACATATGTTTGCATTAATTTCTTAAAGAATCCTGCATATAATTTCCATCCTTCAAATCCATCTTCAGCAGTTTCTACAACCTGAGATTCTACTAAATCCATTAAAAAAGTAAGAGTATCTATTACAACAGTATGTATTTGTGGTAATTTAGCCAGTTCTTCAAATGAACGATGTACTGTATAGGGATCTTCTATGGTTATAGATTTAAATTTAGAAGCAAAAGGTAATGCTTTATTATTTTCACAACACATATAAGCTACATTTTCTGGATCTAGTAAATTTCTTAGACTAGCACTTTTACCTGTACTGGATTTACCTGTTAAAAGTATTAAATTATTATTCATGCAGTGGTATCCTTGTTTTGTATTTTCTTAGCAACAGAAACCATAATAGTATTTGTGATTTCTGCATCGGGTAATTTATCAGGCAATTTATGATTTAAATCCAGTACTTTATCTCGGATATCAGTAATACTAACACCTGCATCAATAAGCATAAATGCATATTTGATTAGTTGATTAGAACGATTTCCTTTTGTAGTATTGGATACAAACCATCTTTCCAGATTATTAAGAGATTGGTATGTTTGAGTAATAATCTGTCTCTCTTCAGATTTCTTAGTACGAGGAATAAATAATAAAGCATCCAGTAATTTACCATCATTAGTAAAATGTTTACTTGGATAAGTTGCCCATTTTCTACTTCTTTGATTAGTTTGCTCATCTACATCAAAGGGTAAAAAACTATAAATATTATTCATGAATTCCTTAAACTCATCTGCAGTTAATTCTAATTTATGAGATAACGGAAGTATCACTCTAAACCTGTTATGCTCTGGAGTACTTCGTTTAGTTTCATAAATATGATATTTATATTCCTGTAGTAATAATCGTGCTGTATCAATAGATAAACCTCCATCTATGTCTAGTACCACCATATTAAATCCAGGAATACAATTAGCTTCATTACGGTAGTTTTCCTTAAGATGATGTGTAGTAAAATTGTGATCAGGCAATACAGTTAATCTATATAAATCATCAAAGGGTGCATATTCAGGAATATAATTTTTAGCTAAATCAGAGGAGTGACTTATTATCATTTTTTTAAGATCGGTTTCTTCTAAGGTTTCTCCTGATAAAAACTCAATACCATCTATAAGACTTCGTTTAATAACAATATTTCTTGGATATCCATATGCAATAGCCAAAGTAAGCAAATCTCTTTTTTGATTTTCTGTTCCTTTATAAAAAGGTAAATCTTCTACTAAATCAACATGTGTAACAGGTCTTTTTATAGAAGCAATATAATTAGCAAGTTTTACATAATTTCTATCTCTACATAATATTGCATGAAAAGACTCACCTGAATCTTCAACTAGCTTAATGGCATTATGTAAGTATTCTTCAGTAATTTCTGGACTACCATCTATAAATGCATAGGTACCTGCTAATTTACAAGCTTTAAAATAACGATGTGTAATTTCAGCTTTACGCATTTCATCATGTTCAGGTAATTCTACAGCTAATCTGTCACAATAGATTTTATATCTAATCAATTCTAAACTGACATCTTTAGTCATAGTTAGATGAGTTTTAAAATTATTTATATTGGCTAATGCTTCTATCTTTTGTGATAGATATTCCAGATATGTTTCATTGGTAGTATCTGTCATCATGTCATAGAGTTCATACTCAGTTAAAGAATGATTTCTATCTATACTTTTGATATAGCCAAAGAAACATCTTCTTGCTAATCCAGCATCCAGAATAGACATAAGTGTTTCTTCTGTTTTATCTCCATCAAGTAATTTAGAAGGAGTACCAAATAGCATCATATTGGTTGGTGTTCTACCTTCTATATCTTCTAATCGTTTACTTTCTGCAGTATTTTTAATAAGCTTTTGTTTAACTTTACCTACATCAAATAATTCAAGAAAGGTTGTTAATACATCTAATGTACCTGTTAGATTACTACCAATTTCATCTATTTCCATATTCATGGATCCAGCATTTGCCAGTAATAATTTCTGACGCATTTGTTTTACTGCTGGAGTAGTAGCAGAATCAAATGAAAAAGCTAATGAACCTAGATCATTAAATTCTTTTTCTAATCTTAATTTTTCATCAATATCATCAGTATTTTTTCTATTTGCTTTTTTCTTAGCTAACTTTTCAAGATTCTCATCACTGAGTACAGGAAAGGTTTCATTTAGAAATTTAAGTCTAAATTTATTAATAACATTTTCTTCAATAATATTAGTAGAATGTCCTTTACCTTGACCAGATGTAGCCAAATTAATAGCATACATATTTACAGGAATAATACCTCTATCATGAGTAATAATATTACAACGCATCATAGAAGCTACTTTAGTTAAATAGTAAGCTACTAAAATTCTAAAAAATAATGGATTATTATTTTGTGTTTTAGTCATTAAAATATTAACAAGTTTTTCTGATGTTGCAAAATATTCCATTTTACTAAAATCAAATTGTATTGGATTTGTTGCCATGTCCATTCCTTTAAATAACTAAACTACCATCGGCTAAATAAGTATCTTTTTGAGAACATAAATTATATGCATTACAATATTTACATCTAACTACTTCACCAGGTACTTCTATAATTTCACCTACAAATTTTTTATCTTTAAAATAGGTATATGCTTCATCTTTATTAGTAAAATTTTTATTACTTCTTTTTTTCTTTTCTGGATTAGCGTAATATTTATAAAGAGTTTCTTTCTTCCATAATTCTTTATCAGTACATTGTGGTAAATCAGTTTCTAGTGCATCTTTATATTGCATGTATTCTTTTATTTTTAATTCAAGAAAACCTTTAACAGCATCCATAGATAATAAGGGATACTTTTTACTTACAATTCTTTTTTTAGGATAATCAGCTTTTCGTAAAGATTCTGCTTTACTCCAATCAGTAAATATATAATTTATTTTTATATAGTCTTCTGTAATAATGTCATCATGCAACCAGGCATAAATACTACCTTGCATAATGTAATCTTCTACATTGGATTGATATATCCAATTCCATACACTGGTACTTTTAAAATCTTCCAGTACACCTTGCATGGTAAAATCCAATTTACCTGAAATAATTATATTATTTAATACTTTCTCTCTACGTCTTTCTACATATACAGGAATAGTATTTGGCTTTTCTGTTGTTGGATTAACTTCAATTTTATTAATAACTTTTTCAGGATAATCCAAAGCAAGCATTGCTCCTTTATAATGTTCCTGTGTCCAGACTTTCTCAATAGAATCATGTAAAGCAACTCCATAACTACTAGCTATATAATTACTTATATTTAAGTCGTATTCATTAAGTGGTTGTGAATACAGTCTTTTAGATAAAATTAAAGCACGTAAAGGTTGTAAAAAAGAAGTTGCAGATAATGCATTTGGATCTCCATGGTGATCATAAAAATCTGAAGCAAGCCATGCAGCTATAGACAGAGGTGCATCTAAGTCATTTATATACATAAATATATTCCTTATTGTTTAAATAACGCCGGAGGCGTAAAGAGATTAGTGAATATTAGTAACAGTATTTCTTAATCAGTCTTTGCAGCTTTACTACAAATTTCGAGTATCTGAGCTTTAGTAGCTTTATTCGGGAGGATATGCTTATCACTCCACGTAGGATAGTAAATTTCAACATTTCCTCCTAGTTTTACAGTGTTATGTTTAAGTTCGGGTAACTCTTGCCATTCCATGCATTCCACTAAATTCCTATTAAACCATTCAACAATAGCTACTTCATTTTTTATTATAAAGTATTGTGAATCATGAACATGACTAATAGGTTTTATGTCGCATCTATAAGGTGACTTTAAAACACGATTACGAAATTCAATAGCAGCTCGATTATTAAGTAATCCATAAGATTGCCCTAACATATTGCCTGCTGTACGTGCTTCAGATCGTGCTTCATAGGGAGTGGAATGTTTATCTAATACAATTTGTTTTAATATAGGAGTACGCAGTCGTAACCCAAATGCTCCTGTTACATATCCATCTTTAGATGCTTGCATTAGTTTATTTTGTACCCAGTCATCAGATTCATTATATAATTCATGATAACTATTTTCTATTCTTTTAGCTTCATCTTCTGATAATCCACATTGGTTCATTAAAGCATGATATGTACCTCCATAGGTTAAAGCAAATGTAGGGCCTTTAGATTTCTGCCTTAGTTCTGGATATTTAGTTTCAATAGAATTAATACTATCTACACTATCTTTATTAATATCAGGCATTAGATCTTTATAATAAGCATATGCTTTTAAACAATGTCCATCAAAACCATGTTCATATACAGCTAATTTATTCTTATCTTTTGTAGTTAAAGCTGATACTCTATCTTCTAAACTACTAAAATCTGCCCCTGCCATAAGCCATCCAGAGGGAGCTTCAAAACAAGATTTAATATCTTTAGCATAAATAGTTCCTGTTGAAGGTAAATTTTGTAAATTTGGAGATGCACTACTCATACGTCCAGATACAGTACCCCCTAATTTGAATGATCCATATAAATAGTGAACAGTACCTAGATTGGATTGATTATAACTATTGCTTATAAATGCTTTAATGAAATTTTGTTGAATTATTTGTAAATTTGCTCTATCAATTAGATGTTGTAATATATGTGTAATTTCTAATGCAATTCCTCTGTTTTTATCTTTTTGTTGTATTTGATTAATAGTAGAAAGATTTGCTTCTAATTCGTCTTTAGTGAAATTATTTTGATAGATTAATTCAATAATAAGTTTTTGTAATGTTTTATTCCCTGTACCAGGTAATCCTGTTTTAGTATAATCTTTTTGAGGTAATCTATGTGTTTCATATAAGAATTTTCTTAAATGTTTTGTGGATTGTGGATTAAAACAAATATCAGCAAAATCGGTTATAGGTTTAACTTTTTCTTTTAATAAAAGATTTTTAATAACCATTTCTTCTTGCTGTAATTGTTTTGTAAAAGATTGAATAAGAGGAAATTTTTGTATAGCTGTACTCAAATTATTTAATTTACGTGCATATTTCATTTGTAAAGAATGTACCTTACTTATATTTAGAGGCATACCAGTAAGTTCCATTTGTAAGATAACTGGAATACTTTTTAAAAATATTTCTTTATATACCTCTTCTTGTTTATCTTGTACCATAATTGGATAATTCTTTTTATACACATACCATGTAGCCAAACAGTCA